TGGCATTCAATCTGCCAATTATCAAATTAAGATTACTGGCACATTCCAAAACTCTGCTAACTCTGGGTTAACTGCTAAAGTTCTTGGTGCTTGGAGTATTATAGAAGCTACATTTGCCAGCAACAATACTTTTGTAGAAATTCAACTCAATACTTATGTTGATACAGGTACTTATGATATTTCTGCTGTAACTGAACCAACAGTTAATGTTTCTGTTTCAAATGTGGCATGGAAAGAAGTTGGTGTAATTGGTGCTGAATCTATCAGAACAGATACAGATTCTATTGGCAATTATAAGGTAGGTATTAACACGGTTGCTCGTGCTTCACACAATGCTTATCTGAATGGATTTGTTGAGAGTGGTTCAACAGATCCAAGAGCTAACTTAGATATTGTCGGAACTACGTTCATTAGCGGTAAAACATTAGCAATTTCGCCAAATAATTTCATTGCTAATTCAACATTAGTTGCTAGAACATTCATTAATCAAAACAACGCATTCTTAGTTGGTGGTGATAGTGCTACACCAGATAGTGCTTCGGTATTTAGAATTGCTACTACAAATAGTGGTAGAGTTGGTATTAATACCACATCTGCTACTCTTGATAGATCTCTTGTAGTTGTTGGAACTGCCAGAATAACTGGCGATTTCATGTTTGAATCTGATATTAATGTTAATGGCGGAGATATTACAACTACTATAACTTCAGGAGCATTTAATTTCTTAAATCAATCTGTATTTGTTGGAACATTTAATATTGCAAATTATGCTTCAACAATTAATATAGGAAATTCTGCTACGAGTGGGCAAACGATTAATGCTGGTACTAGTTCTTCTAATTCGGTTATCAATATTGGTAATTCTGCTACTACTGCATCTAATATTTCTAAAATTAATATTGGTGGGGCATATGAAAATAATGAATCACAAAGTTATGTTTCAATAAATACCAAATCTTTCAGAACTGCTGGAGATGTATTACTTGGGGCATCAAAAAATCTACCAGATACTTTGACTATTGGTAGCACAGCTGGCACAGTTAATTTCTTCAATACTATAACATCAGCACTTAATTTTGGTAGTGCAGTATCATCTTTAGTGATGGGTGGACAAGGTGGTAGTACTAGAATTAGAAACTCTTTAACAGTTAACGGGTCTATTACTGGATATTCAAATATCACTTTAGTCGGTGGATTAGTAGGATTAAACTTTACTGGTGACAGATCTCAACTTGGATCTACTGGAACGTCACACACTGGAACTTTAACACCTCCTCTTTTAAATACGGTAGATCTAGTTTCAATTATTACTACAAATTCTAATTTGATTGATACTCCAGCTAATGCTGTTTGGGGTTCAACTGCTACAAATGCAGATTCTCAACAATCATTTGTAAGTGCTGGAATTACATTACCAGCAGTAACTGGAAATTATTATTATCTTCCACTTAAAAATGCTCCTATTGGTACTAACAGCATTTCAGTAAATGATTTCTTAATTATTAATAGTGCTCCTAGTGCTGGTAGATATCCAGAAATAGTTCAGGTTGATGAACTATCACAAATTTCTGGTTCTGGACCATATTGGATTAAAGTTAAGAGAACACCACTTGGTTCATTCTTACCAAAACCAAGTAACGGACATTTAGACGATACTGTAATTTATAAAGCAGTCATCCAATTTAATTCCACCTGGATAACAACAACTATTAATAGTAGTGTTGCATCAATATCTATTGCTGAAATTGGTGGCACTATCAATGCAGGTGATTATATTATTGTTGATAGGATTAGTACAGATGCTAATGATGCTAATGGTTCAGAATCTGGTGAAGCTATTAAAATTTTAAGTAGTTCTGCGCTTATTTCTAAGAAGTTTACTATCAATGATGGTGCATTACCAAATGCAGTTACGCTCTTTAGTGTAGATTCTACTAATGGTAATACTATTATTGGTGATCCAAATACAACTTCATCTAATGGAAATCTTAATGTTTATGGTAATCTTACTCTTTCTGGTGGTACACCAACAGGTTCTACTGAATGTGAAAAATTAACGCTAACAGATAAGTATGATACAACATTCCAAGTTAATACTTGCACTGGTGACACTATTATTGGTAATCAAGTTGCAAGAATTGAACTTTTTCCTGTTCTGCTTAATAACAATGGAACTACATCAGCCTTACCATTTATTAGCACCATACTTACAAATTATCAAAATTCTACTGATACTCTAATTTACGCATATTCTGATGATCCAACTACAATTAATGCTGGTGGACCACTAACTACTGTTTCTGCAGCAATTACTATTGCTTCCAATTCTTTTGTGCCTTTCACTTATTATCTGCCACTTCAGAGCACTTCTGGTTTTGCTAACGGTGATTTAATACTTGTTGGTAATGTAGAATCAGGTATATTTGAGATTATGCAATTGGTTAGCACTAATGCATTTTCAACACCAGGAAAGGTAGTAGTTTATCGCGCAAGAGAAGGAACTATTGACTTGAGCACTGTTTCAATTACAGCAATTGGATTTACAGTTAGAAAAATTGTTAAGCATCCAGAATCAGCAAAATTAATTGATATTGCACAAAGATCTAGAACTGCTACAACAGCTTCTCCAACTACACCATTCCTATCTGCTATTCTTGATCTTGGGTATATTGTTCAGCAAAAAATTGATTATAAGCAATATGTCAGATTAGTCAGAGGAAATTCTTCTTCTATATTTGTTGTTCCTCAAACTAATGGTACTATAGAATCTGGCAGATTGTTGGGAACTAGACATTTACCTGGAATGGACGAAAACAGAACAAATGGGGAAAGTCCGTTTAGAAGAGGTAATCTCACATTAAATAATGATTTTATGATGATTGGGGGAAGTCTAAACATTCTAGATTCTACTAATAGATCTTCGTTGTTTAAAGTTTTAAATGATGGCGGACATGCTGAACACCAGGGACAACTTTCTTGGAACGCAACAACAAAAGCAAGAGGTGATTTTTTCCTTTATGGAACATCTTGCCCAGAATCAATTCTCACTGAAGGAACTGCAGGATTTGCACCAACTTTCTCAGTTGACAACTTAGGAAATGTGCAAGCACTTTTAACACTTCGTGTTATTGGTGTAGCAGCAGCAGTACCATCTACTGGTATTTCTTCGTTGAGTGTTGATAATTTAGGAATAAGCGGAGTAAATAAATTTGCAATTAAGCAAACAGGTGAAATAGATTCATTTGGTTATGAAAAATTCTATACATCGTCTGGAGCTAGACACACCCGATTTATTTCTACTAACTCTGTTGATGGCGATAAAATTTTAAAACCAAATATTGTTTATATGGTTAATGTTTCTTCACAAGATACTTTAATATTAACATTGCCGACTGTTGCAGCAACTGGAGATACTGTTAGAGTTATTGAAGTTGGTGGTGCTCTAAGTTATCAAACTACATTAGTCATTAGAGCACCAGGAACGGGAGTTAAAGTTCAGGGAGATGCAACTGGAACTTTATTTGGTGGTAGATCTACTGCATATCCTTCTGGTGAATTAGTAGTTCAAACCCCGAATGCTGCGTTTACTCTCATTTACTTAGGAAGTAGTGACAGTAATGGTCAAGTTGGAATTACCGCAACCGTACAAGGTTGGTGGTTAATGGAGGTTTGATTTATGGCAAATTATAATAGAGTAAAAACTATTAATGCTGCTCCAGTCGGTACTATATTGCCGTGGTGTGGAAGTTCAGTAACTTCATCGTTGGATGATGCTATACCAAAAGGATGGATAGTTTGTGATGGAAGGCAGTTAAACGCGGCAGATTATCCACTGCTTGCTTTAACTATTGGCAATACATATGGACCATACAAAGAAACTGGCGGACCTCCTATTGGTATTATAAATTCTTATCCTAATTTTGATTTGGATGGACAGAGAACTGGATCTATTGATATTTTTAATTTGCCAAATTTCAATCAACGAGCATTAGTTGATATTGAACCATCTTTACTAACTAGTACTGAATCTACTATTATTGGCGCTTATGTTTCAGAAAATGGAACAACTGCAGCATCACTTACATTTTTTACTACTTATGTTGATATTGCTTTTAGAACAGAACCATCTAATAGTCTTGCTGGTAGATTAACTGGAGTAAGTGTTGGAGATCCATCATATTTGGATACCTTTTATACTATTCCTCGTAAACTGGGAATAGATCACACTCCAGCTCATACTCACCCCAGAAATACTGCTCAAGGTATTCAATATAATTCAGTTGGTCTTAGTGGTGCATACGCTAAAGTGTTTGGTGCTGGAAATGCTCAAACGCAATCAGGCGACTGGATTAGCGTTACTGCTTTGGGAAACGAGGGAGCAAATTCTACACCAGATTCTATCAGTAGTCCAACAATTAATTTAACTTTTTATGATGAAGATGCTACTTCTTTAGTTGAAACTGATAGTTTTAAAACATTTCTTTCAACTGATACGGTAATTCCTCGTGTTATTTCTAGGCAAATACCAGATTATGCTAACACAAAATCATATACAGATACTGGAGATAGAATTAGCAACATACAACAAACAGCTGTTACTGGATCAATTCCTGTTTCTGCTACTTATCAAGGAGTTAGAAATTTTTATTCCGATACTCCAACACAAACATATGCCACTACATTATCTCATAACCAAGAATCATACGCTAGTTCAGGTATGGCGTCTCATAATCATGCGACGATTGATTTAGAAATGAACAGAGGAGGATTGGGAATTAGTTCCACCATATTGTATAATAACGTTGGAACTGGTAGTGTAACTCCAATAAATGTTGACAGAGCAATAAATATAAGTGTAAATACAAATACTCCGTCGCAAACTGTACTTTATATTATAAAGGCGTACTAGTAATAAAATGGCAAAATTTTACAACAAAGAAAAATCTAAGTTGGGAACATTAACTGGTTCTATTATTACTTTTCCAACGCAATTACAAAGTAATGAACCAACAGATACTAATAATAAAAAATTATTGCCATCTGGATATATTAGATGTGATGGATCAGTTTACTCTGCTAGTGTATATCCTTTGTTAGCAGAAGTATTAGGTACTGGTATTGACTCTAAGTTTAAACAAACAGCAACATTTTTAAGAGATGACCAATTTCAAGTTCCTGATTTACTAGTTAAACATATCAGAGCTACTGCTTCATCTAATGCTGGAAATTTTAATGATTTGGAATATGAAAATTCTCTTGGAACTACTTTAAAAAAATCTGGAATAGGATTAGATGTATTATCCAATATAGATCCAGTATATACGTTAACTTATAGTGGAAGTTTTTTTCTTCCTTCAACAACAGTTGCGTTAAGAGGTGAACCAGCTTTTTCTAGAACTTTAGGAGATTATACTGAAACAACAGAAATTCCTGGTCTTGGGATAGTACCACATGCTCACTTCAGCACTACTACTAGAAGCAGAACTATAAATTATGGCGGAAGCAATTCGGCACAAACGCAAAATAATTTTAACAGGAATACAAGCAGTTTAAATGTTAATACATGGTTTCCTAATACATTTCAAAAACTATGCCAACATAGCGCAGAAACTGCATCAGGACCACACGCCAGCCCTGCGTCTGGTTATAATTATGTTCAATTGTGTACAACTACTTGTAAATTTAATCAATCTGCTGGTGGGTTTTCTTGTTTAATTCCTGCAAGTGGAGCATCTGGTGTTTATCCTGTACGAGCTACAGGAGGAAATTATTCACAAAGAACAATTACTAGCGTTATTGGTACTAATACTTATAGTTCCACTGGATATTTAAAATGTAGCCTAAGTTCTTCTTTTTTGTGTAATTTTGCTGGCCCAACTACTAGCGATGTGTCAATTGCTTTACCCGCTTCGTATACTGGAACTAATTTACCTTTTGCTCAAGGAGATTCTATAACGACTGGATATACTGGAGTAAGTAATATCACCACACAGACAACTGATACTGGAAACGATGCACTTCATAAACATATAGTTCCTTTGACTGCAAGTCCACATACATATAGTGTTCAAACTACAGCACAAAATTTTTCATCAGAGGGATTGGTGTCTACAGTTTCTATAAAAACTACATCAGAAAAGAAAGCAGATAACTATATTCAACCATACATCGTGGTAGAATACTTAATTAAGGTATAATAATGTCAACATACAGAAACAAATATAAAAATTTTTACTTAGACAAAAAAGGATCATATGTTCCTGTTGGTTCTGTTGTTCCCGTTCTTGCGGATTTTTATTCTAGAAATTCTGATATTGCTGATTTAGATCCTGGATTACCTAGTAGAAGTCAAATAGAATTACCTCATTATTCTTATTTTGGATTTTTGTATTGTGATGGTTCTCTTTATAATATCAGAGATTATCCAGGATTGTATGAAATAATAGAAAATAAATATTTACAAACAACTGATGTAGCAAATGGATATTCTCCAGCAAATACTTCAGCAAATGGTAGTATTTTAAGATCATTATTTGATGGAGATGATTTTTATCTAGTTTTTTCTCGTGATCAATCATTAACACAAAATTCTAAAGATTCTGGTCAGAATTTTGTAAAAAGACCTTTTCCGTTCGGGGCAAATATAAGAATTACTAATCTTGGTAATTTTCCCTCGGGATTACTAGCATTAAATACTAGTTACCAATTAGTTGCTCCAACTACGACTACTATAACTGTTTCTGCAAATACTGAATTTTTATATAAAGTTTCTGGCGTTTCTGGTTCTGCTGTTAATAAACCTACGTATACTCTTGGATGGGCATCTCTTACAACTTATCCAGTATTTACAATAGTAAAAAATTATAATCTAAATGATTTCCCTTATATTATTGGAAAGTTTAGAGTTCCTGATTATAGACAAAGAAAGTTGATAGGTTATTCTAATTCTGGTATTGCTGGAGCTGGATCATCAACTATTGAATCTAGATCAAATGCAGATGTTGGAGCAACTGGTGGTGCGTGGTTTATTTCTACAGCAACTATTGCTGATCCTAGTTTTTACGTAGTTGGTGATATAAAAACCAGTGGATATTCTGATATTAGCACAACTGTATCTTCTGCATTAATAGGGAATACCAGTTTTACTATGGGACCGATGAGAGGATATCGCTTAACTAGACCAATTGTTCATTCTCATATTTTACTTAATGCCGAACCAAATGAAGGTACAGAAAACGCAACTTCTTTTAATGCGGTAGATAAATTTGCTATTGGTTATACAAAATTTAACGGGAGTATTCTTCCATTTACTCCAGGTGAATCATTAGCTTCAATTAGACCTGCAACAGCGACTGGTGTTAGTGAAGCAGTTCTTGATGGATCTCCATTGGAGCATAGTCATGGTATAATTGGAAAAAGATTAACTAGTACATCAGTTGCTACTTACGGAAATATTAGTGGAATTGGAGAATTTACAGTTACTAACGGATTGACAAATTATAGATCAACCGATACGCCCCCAATTCCAGTTCAAGGTAATTTAACTTATGATAGCATAACTAAACTTGTTTCTGTCACTACAACTATCGCACATGGTCTTGTTGCTGGAAGTGTAGTATCTATCAGTGGAGCTAATGAAGCAGCATTTAATGGGCAATATACAGTTAGTGCTGTTGGGTTAACGGGAACATCTTTTAAATATATCCCATATAATGCTCCATTAACTGCTCCTAATCCAGCACCTCCAGCAACATCCACTGGCGTCATTGTATTAAGATCTGCTAATGGATTTTTTGATACTAGACTTGTTACAGTAGATCCTAGAATGTGGGTTGTTGATAATAATACAATTATTGGAGGTAAATCAATTGTAGTAATTAATCCAGGAAGTTATCAATTAATATCACCATCTTATGAGCAAACTGCAGCGGGTACTATCACACCACCACCACCTGCTGCTTTTTTTAGAATAGAAGTAGATTTAGTTTCATCTGGTGGCGGAGGAGCGTCTAGTATTGCTAGTGGCACTAACGCAGGAGATAATAGTTTTATATTTACTCTTGACGGAACCCTTTATACAATAAAAACATCTGGAGGTAGAGGAGGTTCAATGACTGGGGACGGCGGTGCTGCAGGAACAGTATTATATCAGGAAGGTAGTGGTGCATTTACTACCACAATTCCACCGTCTTTAGCTGCAAATACTAAATTTTCTCAAATTG